AAAACTCTTCTAATAATTCTATGCTACACAACTCTAGAATATTATTCGTCTCATAGTTGTCTTCTATCAAATCAAACACAGAAACTATATTTGTTAGTTTTATAACCCATTGTGTTTTAGTTTTAGACATTGAAAAACTTGTGTTGTTCATTCTTATTATATCGTTCAAGGACCATATATAATTTATAGAGTATATTTTTCCTCTCACATTTACTATATTTCTTAAACAAATGGTTTTCAAATCTAGATTTGGTGTTAGAAGTAAACAAAAACTAAAAATACTACTTGTATATATTTTTTCAATAAACATATCCCAAAAATTTAATAAGTTTGTAGGTTTCGAATCTTCCTCTACAGATCTATCAAGATCATTATTACTATAAACCCAAAACGATTTACAACAAGATTCAACAGGTGCATGTGACCTGATACCGTGTTCCTCTAACGATATTACATTTGTTGAAAGTATACACGTTTTAATACCAGAAAATTTTTGACGAGCATTTTTCAAAATTCTAAGCAGCAAATCGTCCAACTTCATTAGATCGCTCCACGCACTTGCTTGCAATGATAAAAACTTTATTTTAGGATCTATTGTACTTGTAGTTTCAAATGGTTCGCCATATTTCTGGTTTTCTATTTTTTTAGAAGCTTCAAAAATGTGTTTCCATTCGGTTACTTTATTGTACACTACATTTGTTGGTACTAATCTTACATCGTTTACGTCGGGATTCAAGTACCATTTTTTCTTAGGTATGCCGTTTTTAAACTGTGGCAAAGTTGGTTCGTCAAAACGTCTCTTGTAACAATCGTTACAGCCTAACAAGTTTATAAAAAGAAAAAGAGGTCCATCTGTTGCATTCGTATTAAAAAGTATTTCGTTCGCTTCCAACAAAACCTTTTCATCATGTGAATATGAAGAACCCGTATGATAACATCCATCTTGCGCTGAAAATCTGTCTATTCCCAGTTCTTCCAAACTATATCTTGTATCGTCTATATACTCTCGACGTGGAGGATTCGGATTCATATTTTCATCCAAACCGAAACAACCCAAAAGTATTGTTTTGTACCCATTATTTTTGAAAATATGAAATATAGAATCTCTTTTGTTCATCGGAAATCCATTCATTCGTTTGTTGCATATGAAATCTTTAAAAGATTCATGAGAGTCTGTGTTTGTAACGTATGCGTTTGTAAAACAAGTTCCGCCCAAAGAGTACGATTTGAAATTATTTAGTACATTTAATGATTTTTTTATCAAACATGAAGGAATTCCTCCCCAATAGTTTATTATAATTATAGTATCTGACATTTTTAATTTAGTTTTTATTATTATTACAATATTTTTACATAAAAAAAATTTTTAATTCATGTCGTCTAAACTTCTTTCATATATGAGATTTAAAACTTTTATTTATGTGGTTTAACTATTTTATTTTTACATTTTTTAAGTATTCAAATATCAAACGAGGTTTTTGCACTGTCAATCATTGCAGAAAAACTATAAAATGTAAATATATTAGTTTTAGGATTATCACGGTGATCAAGACAACCATTTTGTTCTAAAATCATTTAGACCCACCACTAGATCCCTCAAGTAAATTTTTTTACGTTCTGAAACTGTTATCATAATTATACACCACGTATTATTCGTCAGTAGTGTTTTGAACATAGTTACACTTGAAGTTGACTTTACGGATGTATTCATTCGACAATCGCCATTGCCACATGTGCAGCTACAATTCATGCATTTTATATTTGCGACTCCATACGATTCATTTTTACTTGTATGAAACCCGAGACCTATTTTGAATCTATTTTTATCAAATCTTTCCTTTATTTTTCTATCTTTGGAGTTCCATATGATTGGATTTTCGAAAGATGAAGTTTCATTTGGCATAGAAACTATCATAGTTATATTATCCGTAACTGGTTCTACTGCAATTTTTTCATTTCTTACAGGCGGTGATAAGTTTACGATATTTCCTGTTTGTAAAAATTCTTTTATTTGGTTTCCGTTTTTACAAGATACGCCTATATTTGTGTAATTTGTATAATAAGTATGTTTTAAGCAACTAGAAGCATTGTAGACTTCGGACATTTTTTTAAATACGAAATCGTGACCATCTTGATTTAAGTGAAACATATCTGCACCAAATAACTCTGGATTTTTGTCAGCATCTACTTCTATTACGTGAGATCTTGTACTTTTTGCATAGTTGACAAGTTTATTTCTAAATATTTCAATACTTTTTCTGGTTAAACACCCGATCACTGTGTCAAAAACAGAATTATTATACTTTCCACAAATATCCATAGATTCTTTGTACCTAAATGATCCGGGAACTATGTTTATCAAAAAAACTAATGCACCTAGAGACTTGTAAATATTCAACAGGTTTTTTACGGATCCAAGTTCAGCATTATCATCTTTTAAGTATCCAATGTTTGGCAAGTATTCAACAGTTGCGTACCGTGTAGAATTCGAAATGAATTCCGCCGAACACGCTGATAAAAATATAGGTCCACGGCCACCATCTGCACCATATTTTATTATTGTTTTTAGAGGCAATATGTTATAAAACTTTTTTGCAAATGTCTCGTGCGGTTTTCCCCATTTCGTTCTTTTATTAACATGAGACACAGCGTTTGCACCCACTGTATTAGATCCTCCGACTGCTGTAAATGTTGGATTAAAGTCATAATTACATATTGATAAAGTTCCCAATACGCTTATTAAAAACATAAAAACTTTTTTGTCCCGTTTATTTTTTTTACCCGACAGTGGGCGAAGATCTTCTTCTGGAGGAATATCTTGTTCTGGGTGAAGACCTCCTTCTCTTGGGAGAAGACCTTCTCTTGGGAGAAGACCTTCTCTTGGGGGAAGACCTTTTCTTGGGGGAAGACCTTCTCTTGGGGGAAGACCTTCTCTTGGGAGACATTCCATAAGGACTTCTAAATTTTTTTGCTATATTAGCAACATCTTTAGGGTTACTAACAAACTGTTTACCCTTACTATATCCTCGACGTTTTTCAATATTTGTTCTTCTTATTTGTTCAGGACTTAAATAATCCCACGCTTTGCTTGGAAGATATCTCAGTTTTCCTTTGGATTTTTGGTTGTTATAAGTTCTCCATTTTTCTTTTCCCCATTTTGTAAGACTATTTTTAGAAGATTTCGGCGATGCGTACGTCCCACCTTTTGACTTGTAATATTTTGTTGCCCATTGCATCTTTCGAGCACTATGCTTACATAATCCAGCTTGCTTGCATGCCATTTTTTTAGAAGTTACCCAAAGTGCTGGATAATTCTTCACAGCAACTTTCATTTTAATATTTAAAACAAAAGTTTTTTAGGAGAATATCTATGAGGAGATTTCTTATAAGAACGTTTTTTAAGTGATCTTCTAACAGTTTTTGGAATTTCACGCGGACTTCCTTTTCTTATTTGTATACCGAACTTTTCTGAGGTATAAGTTATCGCTTGAGAGAGAGATGGTTTAGACCACAGTATCCATTTCGACCAAAAGCCAGCCGTATAAATTCCACTTTTTGTCCAGTTCTCTCTAGATTTGTGCCTGGCATCGTATCGTTTCATTCTTTCTTGATCTTTATGAATAGTGTAGTCGGAGTATCCATTTGCACCGAAATGAACTGTTTTAGTTTTCCCATAAGGACTTATAATAGTTACCATATACTTTTTAGATGAGTTTGTAGATTTTTTTAAGTATGCAATTTCTTTCATATCTTTGCAGTATTAGTTTATTAATAATGTAACAAAATCTTATAAAAGAGTTTATAAAAATGATAAACTATTTTAAAGTTTTCAGATCGTTGATTCATACTCGTTGCAATTTCCCAAGACCCAAACTATCCCCATTATGCCCCAATAATTTTATAAAACAATGTAAATACATAGAATCTGAAAATAAACTTTTTGACCTTAGTAATGAAAAAAAACATAATGATCCTTATGACCAATGGGAACCCGGAGATTTAAAAAATTTAGAAATAGACGGAGAACAAAATACAGAAATTCATGTATTTGACGAACCGTCACGGTTAGTTATATAGTACCGGCTATTATACCGACGCCTCCTGAGTCTGAGAGAATTAGATCGATTTCTGCAGGTTCTTCAAATGTTCGAGAACTGTTCAACAATTTCGATTGAGTCTTTAGAGTTCTAATCAAACAGAAGTATGGGGTAAATCAAAATCGTAAGGTGTATTTGTAAGTATTTCGAGTTTTTCCCAATGACCCACGTTATGTTTGGTGCAAACAAGTTTGTTTCCGCGGTATGAACAATACTTATTGTCTTTTCCACCTCTCAGACTAATGTGATCTCCATGAACTTCTACTTTGAACTTTTCCCAACTTTGGACATGGTCTCGGTTGCATTTGATTCCTTGGTTACCCTCATCCGCACACCATTTGTTGTCTTTTCCTCCTCTCATGGCAAAATTTTCAGCATCTACTTTGACCAAAGTAAAACGTTCCCATGGTCCTAAATTTGGACGATTACACATTACTCGATGTCCCTCATCTGCACAAAGCATCCCGTTTTTTCCTTTTAAAGTTATTTCGTATGAAGGTTGTGATGCCATTTTTATTTACGAACAAAAAAGATTTTAGGTCCTGTAACTTTTATTAAAAATTATTATCGCTTTTAATAGATTATGTAAGACACTTTTTTCAGTTTTTAAGCTTCGATTATGAGAATACCACACCAAAGTCTCTATTGTATCTAAAAAAGTAAGGAGCAGTTAATGTCCATATATAAAGAGTAAAACATGATATTTCAGAACATACTTTTACAAAGAAGCTAGAGTTATCATTTAACAAAATACTATTGTTGGTCTTATCTGAAGACCAATTCGTCAAATGCATACACATGTAAAGTGAGCACGTAGTCATCATAAAGTGAAAGTATTTCCATGATTTTTTTTCATTACGTTCATTGACCTTGTTATCATAATCTTCTTCTATTAGCGTATTTTTTCCTATCAATACTTCTTGAGATTCAGTCATGGTCCATGTCATAGAAGCCATTGATACAGATGTAAATAACAAGCCCAAAACTAAATCTAAACCACTATTATAATTATTACTTATTTTATAATAATATGAAACTGAAGAATAGCACAAGTATGTTGTATAAGAAGAAACAACTGCGGATGTAAAAAATGTACCATGTGGTGCGATTTTAGACATTGATAATCCAGTAGTCAATAATATGAAGATCATAGTCATATAAGTTAAATTTTTCGGAAGAATATCAGTATTGTCCAAGTTTACTAATAGAAAAACAAGTGTCCTCGCACAAATTATGTACAATACAATAGATATTACTAGTATAAATATTTTGTAAACGACTGGTTTGTCTAATTTTTCATCAAGTTTAACACACATTTCATTACAATTATAAGCGAAATCAATCAACATAACAATTTGCAAGAAAAGAAAAGGTATAGACATATATCGTGAAAATTCTCTATAAAATATAAAATTACTATTATCTATAAACAGTGTAGAAACTACCAAAATAATTATGACTAGTATTTTCGTAATCCAATATCCACAGTGCACTTTCATACTGAACACAGTCTTGGTAAATGTAAGAACTAACATTGTCAATGAAAAACAAAAAAGCGAAAAGCTAAACCTATAAACTGAAAAAACTCCACTACAAGTGTCTTCGCAGCAAATGACCACACCATTATAATACTTTTCGGGACAAGTGTCTGCATGCGCAGATTCAATCAATATTTGTTCAGTTTTATAAAAATCTTCCAAAAACTCGTTTTTAGCTCTTCCACCAAGTACTACATCGCCTCCATGGTACTCTGTAGTCAGTGAAAATATTACAAAGATTGCAACTATAAAACAATATGTAAAAGAAGAATGTTTGGGAGACATTAAAAAGTTTGTGCATAACATCTTACAAGTCATCGTTGCACAACATGAGCCAAACAATGAACAACCACAATTTGCAGCCATCGTTATTGGTAAAGAAATTACGGATCCCATTTATTTATTATTAAAAAAATAAAATCAGTTTATATTTTTTTCTGCAGTAACTCATATGCTCATACAAAAAAAAATAGAAAGTTTCAAACTGTTTAATAAAGAATTCAGACCAGGATTGGTCTGCGATGGAAAATATTGTATCGCCATAAAATGCAAAAAAATTTCAAAAGACTTCAACTATTTTGAAGACAATCTCTTGTATGTTTGCGACGATAAAAAGCTAGTAACCAGAAACTGCTTTTGTAAAAATATAAGTGAAAAGCATCCAGTTAGAATTTGTATATATACAGAAGAAGGATACAAGGATAT